TTCATACACTTCTCTTAAATAACTCTTGGTCTGTCTTTTGGGTTTTTTTGGTTTTTGTGTTTGTTTAAGTGGTTTTACTTCTATGAGATATGTCTTGATACGACCAGTATTCTCTTGAACTTTGATGTAAAAGTCAGGAAAGTACCTATGAACTCGATTATCAACAGGAGAACGATAGGGTAGTGCAATTTCTTCACTTCCCCATTCAAGTATTTTATCATTCTTGTCACAATATACCATGAATTTTCTCTCCCAGAGTGACCTATAGATGATATTTGTAGGATCACCTTTATACTTTCTGGGATAGGAAGGATAATATTTTCCTTTATATGACATAAATAGAAATAACAATCATACTTATTTAGAGTGGCAGAGACAACAATAAAACCATATAATATGTCGATTGCTAATCGTCTGATAGGACCTTTAGCACAAACCAATCATTTTTTGGTAACTTTTTCAACTCTAACTCCAAGTGTTGAGGCATATTTGGCAAGGTATTCAAAGATAAGAGGTATAAAAAGGTTCATTTCAGAGAAATCAGGTATTCTCTGTAATGATGCTTCACTTCCAACAACCAGTTATGCAACAGGAGAGGTTAAGGATAATTTCATGGGTGTTCCTCAACAGTTTGCTCATACTAGAATCTATACAGACATAGATTTCTCATTTTATGTTGATGCTGACTATAATCTTCTCAAAATATTTGAGGGTTGGATGGAGTACATATCTAGTGGTGCAAATAATGTTGCTAAACAAGATGATCAAGCTTATTATAGAAGAATGAGATATCCAGATTCTTATAAGTGTAACACAATGTATATCAGTAAATTTGAGAAAGATTATAGAAAAGCGATGAGATATAGGTTTGTTAATGTGTTTCCAAAAGCTATGTCATCAATTCCTGTGACATATGGATCCGCCGATGTTCTTAAAGTAAGCGTTACATTTAATTATGATCGCTATATAGTAAACGGTTAAAAAACCCATATAAATAATTTTACTGAGTTGATTAATTATCATGCCTTTACCAAAAATTAATACACCAACTTATGAATTGGTGTTACCTTCTACTGGTAAAAAAGTTAAATATAGACCTTTCCTTGTAAGAGAGGAAAAGATCCTGATTATGGCTTTGGAAACAGAAGATATCAAACAGATTACAAATGCTGTTGTAGAGATTTTGACAGAGTGTATACTAACAAAGGGAGTATCTATCAGTAATCTTGCAACCTTTGATATTGAATATCTATTTTTGAATATTCGTGCTAAATCAGTAGGTGAGACAGTTGAAGTAAATATTATTTGCCCTGATGACAATAAAACTTCTGTGCCAGTGAAAATTGATATTGATTCAATAAAAGTTAAAAAGGATAAAAAACATAGAAGCACTATTAAATTAGATGATGACCTATCATTAAAGTTAAAATACCCATCATTAGAACAATTTATTGATTCAAACTTTGAGGTGGGTGCTGACAAAACTAATATTGCTGGTACTTTGTCTATGATTACTAAATCTATAGAGATGATTTATAATGAAGAGGAGAGTTGGAATGCTTCCGATTCTACTCAAAAAGAATTAGAAGATTTTGTAGATCAACTTAACACAAAGCAATTCACAGCGATTGAAACCTTTTTTGCAACAATGCCTAAGTTAAGTCATTCAGTTAAGGTAACGAATCCAATCACAAAAACTGAATCTACTGTAGTATTGGAGGGATTGGCTGCTTTTTTCAGTTGAGTATGGCTCACATGAATCTAGAGTCATACTATAAAATCAACTTTGCTTTGATTCAGCATCATAAATATTCATTAACTGAGATTGAGAATCTTATTCCTTGGGAAAGAGATATTTACGTATCTTTACTTCAACAACATATTGAAGAGGAAAATTTAAAAGCACAACAAAGAAAAAATGGATGATAAATCTCCAGCATACGAAAACTTTATGAATAAAATGTCTGCTATGAATAGCGGACCTAAGATTAAAATGACCACCATGAAGATGGGTGGGTTAGAGAAGAGAGTCGCTAATAATGAAAGAAAAATTACTGCGATAAAAAATATATTTAAGGCACAAAAAATTGACATTGGAGATAAGATTGCTCCAACAACAACTCCATTACAAACTACCTTAGAAGAGACAAATGAAATTTTAACACAAGTCGGTAGTATTCTATCAGCTGACTTTAAAGAAAGATTGAGAATAGAAAAAGAAGATCAAAAATTAGAAAGAAAAAGATTATTGGGTAGGAGAAGACAAAATGAAGAGGATGATTTAGAGGGTACAAAAAAAGCAAATAAAAAAATTGGTGGTTTAATATCCACAACTGCTAAAAAAATAACTTCACCTTTTAAAGGTATTTTTGATAAAATAATTTCTTTTTTGGGTATTCTGGGAACAGGAGTGTTAATAAACAGTGCATTTGAATTTTTTGGTAAAAAAGAAAATAGAGATAAGTTTAAGGGTGCTTTTAATTGGTTGACTGAAAATTGGAATTTGGTTATAGGTGGAATCGCAGCAATAGTAAGCACAGGTGTAGTATTGAGTTTGATAGGATCATTAGCTTCTCTTGGAGGTTTATTTGTTTTATTAACAAATCCAGTAACATTAGCAGCATTAGGAGTTCTTGCATTATTCGCTGGTGGTATATTTTCAGCTAGTTTACCAACTTCAGCAGAAGAAACTGCTAGAGTCTTACGGGAACAATATGGTGGTGATCGACTCGCAATGATTGAGGATCTGGAAAAAATTCTCACCTATCCTGATGAAGAACTCTCGGCATTTGGAAAAAGTGCAAATTCTGTTAGAACATATCTAAAAGAACAAATATATTTCTTAAAAACAGGAAAACAATTTAGATATGGGTTTGGCACAACAGATAAGGATAGAGATAATGCAGAATATATACCAAATCTAGATTTTAGTCAATTTTCAGAACCTAGACCATTTTTTGGTCTTCGTAATCCTTTTACATTTAGTGATGGGTCAGAGTCTATTAAACAATTACAACCAGGTGATCCTGGATATGAGTTTGACAATATGAATTTTAATTATACAGATGGTCTTTCTGGAATTAGTTTTTTAGATTTACCACCAATTGATCTATCAAATTCTCAAATATCTGGTGATTATAGTGGATTTAGTGCGACTGATGTATTTGATTATGATGCAACTGATGGATTCAATTCTTATATGCTTGATGTTCCTAATCTATTATATGGAGATCTAGATTAATGGTTGAACAGGCAGAAAAAGTAAAATTAAGTGCTACTAATATTAAAAGTATTTTGGTAACTAATAATGAAAAATTACTCAAATTGAGAAGAACTAAGATATCATTTAGAAAAAAATTAGAGGAACGTGGGAGAAGAACTAAAAAAGAAAAAAAATTAGAAACAAGATCTGGTTCTTTTGGTAGGTCTCTAACAAATATGGGAAAATCCGTATTAAATGAACCTTTTAATATTTTTACAAAAGTTCTTACATTCTTATCAATATTATTACTAGGACAAGCTATAAACAGTATTGATGAGATAAAGGCTAAAATAGATGAAATGCTTGAAAAGTATGAACCTCAAATTCAAGGGTTCAAAGATGCAGTGATTGACATATATGAGGGAGCAAGGGATTTTATAAAAACACTTAATGAAAATCCTATGGTGCAAGGCATCAAGAACATGTTAAATGGTCGTGACTTTAATATGTTAAAGGAAGAGGCTGATAAACTTAATGAGCAAGCAAAAGAATTTGATAGAGAAGCATCAGGTTTTGGATTAGATGCTATGAGTAGAAGTAGCAATCCAATGGAGTCAGCATTAGCTAGACTTCCAGATTCAAATTTAAGAAATATTATTTTAGATAAACAATTAAGTAGTACAGAATTATCATCAGAAAGTCCATCAATACAAAAATTTGAAGATATGATTATGGATTCTGATGGGCTTATAGGATTACCAAATTTATCAGTATTTGATGGTATGGCACAACTTACTGGTAGTGGAGACTCACTTGAATGGTTGAAAAATAACGCACATAAATATGGATTTAATGAAATAACTCCTGGTTCTGGTATCTTTAGATATGGAGTTTCAGCAGATTTATCATCAAATCTTAAATATGATAATTTAGATTTATCAAATTCATCTGTTAATCCAAGATCAAATTCAAATGTTATTATTGCAAGGCAAACAGTAGTGGTTAATCCAGGTACAAAGGTATAATATGTCAGCAGCAGGAGCATCACAATATAATATATTAGAAATTACTAAACCTGGTAGGGGTATTGTTGTAGATACTAAAGGAAAGTGTCTTGGATTTGATTATTATGAGAGTGTTTTTTCTCCTATGGTTACTGCTACAATGCTTGAATATGATACTGGAGGAACAGTCGCACAGAGAAGAAGTGGTTTAAGAGGAACATTAAAAGACGCATTACCAATAGAGGGATTTGAAGAAGTTAGATTTGAAATCGTAACTAGATATGGAACTTTGGATTTTACCAAAAGACCTATGATTATTACTGGAAGTCCTCAAACGATTGATGAACCACAAAGACAATCTGTTCTTATACCTATGGTATCAAAACATTCAATTGATAATTCAAAGACAGTTAGTGGTAGAACATATCCTCAGGCTAGAATAAGTGATGTTGTAAAAAAAATATTATCAGACCCAACGACATTAAAAATAGATAAGAGTAGACAATTTATTGAAAATACATCAAATGAAGATAAGGTTAGTATGAATCATGATGCACCACTTGATGCTATTATCAAATTATGTAAAAAATCAATACCAGAAAATGGTAGAGATCCTGGTTATTTCTTTTTTGAGACAAAATCAGGTTTTCATTTTAAATCAATTAGTGGATTAATATACAATGGAATTAAAAAATTTGATGAAGATCCAGATTATGCTTACCATCATATTTACAGTTACCCAAGCACGGGAGAGAGAGATTTAAAAAGAAATGAAAGAAATAACTTCACTGTTTTAAATCCACCTGACGTAAAAAGAGATCAAAACATATTGTCTTCTTTAAGAAAAGGTGTATATAATGTGAGAATATGCACTTTAAATCCAATCACACATGAATATACAGAAAAAGTAGTCAATCTTCTAAGTGATGTTAATTTAGGTGAAAAACATGAAATACCACCTGAAGTGCATAGGCATTATCATAAAACATATTCGTATGTACTTAATCCAGGAGCAAATGCTAATGGAGTGTCGCAAGAGATTATGAATAGTCCTGCTGTTTATGAACCAAAGGCTATTATGAGATATAATCTTCTTCAGGCTCAATTGGTAAAAATAACAGTTCCTTGTAATATGAAACTTGAAGCAGGTGATGTGATTAGATTAGATCTAATTAATATTACGCAAGATGATAAGTTACTTGAGATATATAATTTACATCGTAGTGGTTATTATTTGATAATGAATTTATCACATCATTTTGATCCAAATAAATCATATACTATATTAACACTTGCCCGTGATACATACGGGTACTATGTAAGCAAAAAATGAGTCAACCATCCTATAACCAGTCATTTTTAAATTCAAGTAGTCAAGATCAGTATGGTAAAAAACCACTTCAATCTTGGGTTGGGAAGGTAGTGTCTTATGAATCACAGAAAGACCAAATAGATGGTGGTTGGGGTTGGAGATATAAAGTAAGAATTTTAGGTGACAATTCAAATGATCAGACAACCTCTGATGGTGAATTGAGTTATGCAATGTGTTTACTTCCAACAACTGCTGGATCTGGTGCTGCGTATAAGTTAAGATCTGTTCGAGTTAGTCAGGGAGATATGGTTTATGGTATCTATGGTGGTAATGGTCCTCGTATGATACTTGGTGTTTTTCCAAGAACTCAATATACATCATCTACTTCTGGAAATTTTGGTACATTATCAGGTTTCTATGGGTCTTTGCAAAAAAATAAAACATTAAGTGGTGAGTTTAATGATCAAATAGGACCTGCAACACCAGGTGTTACTCCACTTGACCCTAAAACATATAATAAATCAAACAGTGATGATTCATCAGATAAGTTGGAACAATTAGGATATGATAGAAATCAAGATGGAGAGATTGATGATGCTGAAGCAAAACTAACACCCACTAGAACTGCTGGAACTCAGGTGTGGAATAAAGATGAGAAAGATGGTGCCATAGTTACATCTCAATTAGAGAATATACTTCAGAATCCTTATGAGAACTCACCTATCTATGATCCTAATCTTAAAAGGGACTTAGATCCATTTGATGATGGTAAAATGGATTTTAGAGATCCAAATAGAGTAAATTATGAAAATTATGCCATAGATGCAGTCAATCAAGCATTGACACAAGATTTAATCTCAGAAACTCTTGCCAAAGATATGATTCGTCAAATACGAAAAGGAAACATAGAAAAGGCATTAGAAATTGGATTTCCTTCTACCGAATAAATATAACAGATTATAAAAATTATGACTTGTATACCATTAGCAGTCAGTTACGAGTGTTTTCCTAAAAACTCAAAAAATAAAATCTCAGGTGCTTTACATAAGTTTTTGAATGGTGCATCTGGTAAGTTAGGTGACGCTTTTGATATGATTGATGGACTTGATACTGCTGTAAGTGATATAACAGAGGCTATGGGTGGATTTACCACTGCTATGGGCACTCTTTTACAGGATAAGTTGGTTTCATTTATTGATACTGGATTGATGGCAGCAAAGAATTTTATTTTCAATAAGATTACAAATCCTCTTGCTGCTCTAGCTCAAAATAATGCATTTGTAAATGCTGCATTTAAACCCATTAACGGTCTCTTCAAAGCTTTTGGGTGTTTAGGTTCAGTAGTTACGAAGGCATTAAAAGGCACAATTACGAATCTACTTACTAACATGATTAAAAAAGGATTCATTAATCCTCTTGAGTGTGCTGTTGAAGATTTTATAGGCACACTTACTAATAAGGTAAGTGGTCTTATGGACTCTATTGTTCAACCTTTGGTTGCTCCACTTAATAGTTTATTCAGCATTGTCGGAAAGGGATTTGGATCTATTAAGGGACTTCTTGGAAAGGGTCTTAATATACTAAGTAAGATTCAAGGTTTACTTAGTTGTGGTGGTGGTGCAAAATGTATGGTTCAAAAGGAATATTGCTTGAAGAAAGGATCTCGTAAAGAAGGTGGTAAAGCAGATCAACAAAACTTCATAGCAAGAGCTTTTGACGCAGGAACAAAAAAACTTGATAAATTTTCAGATGGTCTTGATAAAAAAATTGACAACTTTGAAAAAACTGTGAGAGTTGATGAGAATGGTGATAAAATGGATGTTGTTTGTAATACTGGAAATATATTTGAATGTGGATTCCCAAGAATTGAGTTCTTTGGTGGTGGAGGAGAAGGTGCTGTTGGGGATGTTATACTTGGTAACTTTATTCAAGAACTTGATGTTGGAATTGCAAACACAACATTTGGTGTGACTTCTTCTGAGTTTGTTGATCCAAAACGTGTTGAACAATTAAGAGAACAATTAAAGAAAATTGATGATAAGATATTCCCTGTGAGAAATCAACTTAATCCATTGGGTTCAAGTATTCAACAACAAAAACAAAAGTTACAAGACGTAAAAGCACAAGTACCTGGACCAGGTGAAGATTATATTGCGATGCTTGAAAAGAATCTTAAAGAAGATGAGGATAAACTTGAATTACTTCAATCTCAATTGAGAGAATTAGAAGCAGCCAGAAGAGAGGTTGCACCTGCAGGACTTGAATATGGTCAAAATTTAGACGAATTTGTTGCTCAAAGTATTGCTGCGAGCACAGTACAAACACCAATTGGTGGAAGTTTGGCTGATGATGTAAAATATACTGCTAGTATATTAGGTGTAGATCTTAAATATCCAGGTGAAGGATATACAAGTGAACCTCTTGTCTCATTTGTAGACAATTGCGACAAGGGATATGGTGCTTATGGTCGTGCAACTATAGGTAAAGATCCTAATAAACCAACATTTGGACAAGTAACAGGTGTTATAATGATTTCAGAAGGAGAAAACTATCCAGCTCCTGATACTCCTCAAGATGTTTTTGTAGAGAGAGTAGAGGTTGAAGATGGTGGATCTGGTTATAGTTTAGATGATAAAATTGAAGATTTTGAAATATGTGAAGTAGATAGTAATGGATCTATTAAAAAAGTTTGTGTTAATGACAAACCATATCGCAGCTTACCATCCTTGAATATTGAAGGTCGAGGATCAGGTGCTGTATTAACACCCATTATGACATATAAACGTAGAAAATCAGAGGTAATTACTGTTATTGATTGTATTACTCCACGAGGAAACATTGTAGGATATGTAAACGGAAAAGAATACAACGGTCCTTTCCATGTTCATCCAGAGACAGGTCAGAAGATGGTTGGTTTGGCACATACTACTACACCTCATGCTACAATATATAATACTCCACAAGAGAGTTTAAGATCAGGTGGCACACCATCATCTAATGTAGGATCAACACAAATTAGAACTAGAACTATAAGTGAACTCATAACCGAAAGTGAAGCATCACAAACTCCTACCGAAACTTATACTGATCCAGTGGATGAAGCAGGTGATACAACACCACCACCAAGTTCACCACCACCAAGTTCACCACCAAGTAGTGGTGGCGGTGGATATGGAGGATATTAATGGCAAGTAAAAGTGAAAGTAGAGTATTAGATGTTTTTGGTCCAAATTTTCTTATAGAAACAAATGGGCCAGTTGGTGTTGCAGGTCCAGTTGTATATCAATTATATGCTGTTACTGATAAAAAAATGAAGTATCAGCAAGCATTGCATGGTAGTGGTCTTGCAACAATTGAAGCTGATGGTACTTTAGAAATACAAACAGGATTTAAAAATAAGGGTGATAGTATAAGTTATTTGGCAATGGCACATAACGGTGATATGTGTATGACTGCTGAAAATGGTTGGGTAAGAATATATGGTAAAAATATTGTTTTAGAAGCTTCAAATGAATTAGTATTGCAAGGTGATAAGGTCAAATTAGGAAATAAAGCAAGTCAAACATTTTTATTAGGTGAGACAATTGAAATTGGAGATGAAACGACATCTACAGTTGTAGTTAAAGGTTCAAAAAGAATAACAAGACAAAGTGGCAATATATTTCTTAAGAGTAGAATAGGTAATCTAACAACAATCGCAGGTGTAGCACAAGCAGCATTTGTAAATGGTCCTCTAGCTGCTAGAACTAGATTTGGTGAGAATTTATCGGGAACGTAATGGAAAGACCGTTTAACGAAAATCAAGGAGGAAGTGATTCTGCTTTTGAGAATGTTTTCATTTTTGGACAACTCAATTATGAGTTTGACAGAGATGATTTAAAAATAAGATCCATAGATGTTACTAGTGAATCAGCATTTGCAAAAGATGTAACTTTCTCATCTGGTATTAATGTTGCAGGTAGTGTATCTATCACGGGAGATCTTGACATAGATGAGTTGACTGCTCGTAATGCAAACATCACTGGTATCGTCACGACAAGTGGAGATTTTTATGCACTTGGTAGATTCAGGGATGTCAATTCAAATCCTGGAGCAGCAGGTCAAATACTTGCGTCTACTGGTAATGGTGTTGATTGGATTGATGCAAATACAACGAGTGTTGCAAACTCAGTTAATGTAGGAGTTAATCTAGATGGCACAAATGCAGATCAGTTTGTATCATTTTTTGGAGCAAATAGTGGTAATCAACCAAATCGTGTAGATAATGATTTTACATACAATCCAAGCACAAATACCTTGACAGTTGGTACAATATCAGCTACTAATATTGGTGGAACAGGTGCGTTTGTTTCAGGTATGATCATTGCATGGTCTGGTAGTGTTGCTAATATTCCAACAGGTTTTGTTCTTTGTAATGGTA